GCGATAGGACCCGAGGCAGCCAGTAAGGGCAAGGGCTTTGCCTGGGTGTTGGCCGCAGCGGAGGGCCGACGGCGCGACGCCGCCGCAGTTGCGACGCTCCCCGCAATGCCCGCCGAGGAATGGTTCCTGTCGGCGTCAGGCATCGAATCCAAAGCCGTCGAACACGGCATCACCCAGCAACGCGACGAGCCTTTCCCGGCGTTCAAGGCCCGGGTCTACGAGGCTGCCGGCGTCACCGACGACATGGTGCGGCGCGCCAAGATCGACCGCGGAGACCGGGCGTGAATGTGCGGCCCGAGTCCATGCAGCAAACCGAACTGCACCTGGGGGGAGAGACACCGCCTGGAGTGCGAGGCCCGCGAGGTGTTGCGTTGGGATCGCCTGACGCGCCTGACGTACTACGCGGACGTGAAGAAAAAACGCGGGGAGACCGCGGCGCAGCAGCTCATCGAGGAGACGAAAAAACAATGGAACACCAGTCAGCAATCGCTTTTGTGATCCCCGGAACGCCGGTCGGCAAGGGGCGCCCGAAGTTCGCCCGGCGCAGCGCATTCGTGACGACCTACACGCCGGAGAAAACCGCCAGCTACGAGAACCTGGTCAAGGTGAAGGCTGAGGAGGCGATGCAGGGCCGGACCATCATCGACGGCGCCGTGGCGGTAACGATCGCGCTGTTCGTGACGCCGCCGGCGAGCTGGTCGCAGAAGAAACAACGCGCCGCGCTCGATCACGAGACCATGCCGACGGCCAAGCCGGATGTGGATAACGTGATCAAGGGCATCTTCGACGCCATGAACGAGATCGTTTTTCGCGACGACAAGCAGGTCGTCGACCTGACCGTGCAGAAGCGCTATGCGGAAATCCCGCGCGCGTTCGTCAAGGTCACGGCTCTGTGAGTGCTGGCGAACGCGAAATCCCGTCCCGTCTGGTTTTCAAGGATCCACTCGAGATCCTGCTCGCCGAGGAAGCCAGGACGTGCCGAGGCTGCACCAGCGAGCACACGGAAACGATCTGGGGCAAGCCCATCACGATCTGCACGGCGAAGGACGACAAGGGGAAGCGCCGCAACCACGGGCGCCGCTGCAAGGCTTATCAGGAGGAGACGAATTGAGCATGGACCACCAGGCCGCATCCCGGATTGAATCCGAACCGCTGTTCGACAGCACCTACGCCGCGCTGGCGTTCGCCTACCGCTACAGCACCCAGCAGTACCAGCCCACGCCGATGGCGCGCCTCATGCGTGGCAGCATCGGCAGCGGCAAGGGCCTGCACGGGCTCGACGGCGCCGCCCAGGCCGGAATCATCCGGGCAGAGGTGGAGAGGCTTCGCATGTACGAGCGCTTCGCGGTGATCGCCCGGTTTGCGATCGACGACAAGGAGCGCTGCCTGGCGATGCTGGCGCTGATCTGCCCGGCGACCGCCGCACTCGGCACCGGCGTGCACAATCGGCGGCTCGTCGACGCCCTGGTGCAGCGCCACTACGGCAAGCGCGTGCACCTGAAAGACCTGGCCGAGATGGTCGGTATCCATCAGAACACGATGACCGACCGCTGGCGCTCCATCCGGCGCGTGCTGACCGAGATCGAGCACCGCGGCATGGACATGGTGGAGGCGCGATTGAAGCAAGCCGGGCTGGTGCCATGACGAAAAAACCTTGACTTGTGATTTTTTCCCGCCAGAATGCTGAAATTAGATACACCTGAAAATTGTCACTAAAGCCCGGAACCGCTCAGCGACCGGGCTTTTTCTTTTGGAAAATCGCATGAGAGAGATCATCCTTCGCAATGGGGAGATCGTATGTTGCGACGACTCCGACTACGCGACCCTTTCCTCCTGCGATTGGTCAAAGGTCAGCAGATACGCTGCCTTCAAGAGGAGCGGCAAGTACGTTTTCATGCACAGAATGGTGCTCGGGTTGTCCGTTGACGATGTGCGCGAAGTAGATCACGTTGATGGGAACGGCCTGAATAACTGCAGATCGAACCTCCGCGTGTGCTCTCATTCAGAGAACATGAAGAACAGGCCGATTCACAAGAACAACAAATCAGGTTTCAAGGGCGTTTATCGCGACGCTGGTGCAAGGTCAGTACCAGGAAGGGAGTGGCGCGCGCAGATTCGGGTTGATGGGAAGAAGATCAATTTGGGGGCCTTCCCGTGTCCCGAGGTGGCGCATGCTGCGTATGTTTCAGCGGCCCAAAAATATCACGGCGAGTTTTCTCGCCACGTCTAAGTCTCCTCCACCAGCGCTCTGCATAGCGTTGGAACTGCCCGCTTTCGAGCGGGCTTTTTTATTCGTAACCCGCTGTTTTTCTGAAACCACCCCATGCAATGGAGGCCAAGATGGCCGAAACCTGTGGGGCAAAGACTCGTTCTGGCGCCAAGTGCAAGAGCCGCCCGATGGCAAACGGCAGATGCCGAATGCATGGCGGAAAGAGCACGGGCGCCCCTGAGAACACCAACGCCGTCACCCACGGTTTCTATTCCGACGCCCTGCAGCCCGCAGAGCGGGTTTTGTGGGAGCGCGTTACGCCTGGCAACATCGACGACGAAATCCGCCTGATGCGCGTCAAGCTGCATCGGCTGGTCAAGCTGTCTGGATCGCAGGATGTGGCCGACCTGATCGATTCGGCGCTGGAGGTAGCGCGCAAGCAGGGCGACGATCCGCGGCTTGGTCCGTTCGACCGCTCGGAAATCAAGGTCAAGGCCCCGCAGTACGCCGACCTGATCCTGTCTGCGGTTGCTGAGATTCGAAAATTGGAGCTGCAACGGCTCCAGATGAAACTGCTCGAAAAGCAGATCGACGCCGAAGGCGACGCCGACAAGAACAACGAAATTGCCGGATTCGAAGTCGTGCCGTATGACGAAGATTCTCCTCCGGTCTAGGGCCAGCACGCCGCAGGCCGAGTTCGTCAACGCGCCAGATCAGTTTCCGGCCTTCGTCGGTGGATTCGGCAGCGGCAAGACGGCTGCCGGCCTGATGCGCACGCTGCGGCTGAAGTTCCAGCATCCGGGTCAGGACGTCGCTTACTACCTGCCGACCTACGACCTAGTGCGGATGATCGGATACCCGCGCTTCAGTGAGGTGCTGACCAATGCGCGGGTGCGGTTCTCGCTGAACAAGGCCGAACACGTCCTGACGATCAAGGGCAAAGGGAGGGTGATCTTCCGCACCCTGGACAACCCGGATCGGATCGTCGGATACGAGGTGGCGGACAGCATCGTCGATGAGCTCGACACGCTGAAGCAGGTGGACGCCGAGCACGCGTGGCGCCAGGTGATCGCGCGGAACCGGCAAAAGAAGCCGGACGGCTCACTGAACACCGTGGCCGTGGCGACAACGCCAGAGGGTTTCCGTTTCGTCTACGACCGTTGGGCGAAGAACCTGGAGACCGGGTACCGGCTGATCCGGGCGAGCACGTACAGCAACGCTCGCAACCTGCCGGACGGCTATATCGACTCGCTGCGGCGCTCATACCCGGCGCAGCTGATCGCGGCCTACCTGGATGGTCAGTTCGTCAACCTGACGGCCGGCGCGGTTTACCCGGACTTCGGACGGGAAGCGAACCACACCGATGAGACGATTCAGCCAGGCGAAGACCTGCACATTGGCCTCGACTTCAACGTCTACAACTGCACGGCGGCGGTGGGCGTGATCCGGGAAGGCAAGCCGCGCATCCTGAGCGAGCTGGTGAAGATGCGCGACACGCCGCACGTTATCGCGACGATCCAGGAGAAGTTCTCGGGCCACAAGATCACGATCTACCCGGACGCCAGCGGCCAGAGCAACAAGACGGTGAACGCGACCGAGAGCGACATCCTGCTGCTGCAGCGCGCCAAGTTCAGCGTGCTTGTGCCCACCAAAAACCCGTTCGTGAAGGAACGGGTGATGGCGGTCAACGCGCTGATCTGCAACTCGCTCGGCGAGCGCACGCTGAAGATCAACACCCGGCTGGCGCCGACCGTGACCGAGTGCCTGGAACAGCAGATTTACGACAAGAACGGCGAGCCGGATAAGTTTGACGGCAAAGACCATGCGCCGGATGCGCTGGGCTACTTCCTGCACTTCCGCTGGCCGGTGGTGAGACCGAACATGAAGAAACTCAAGCTGATAGGACTGTAATGCTTTTGAAACCCGACACACAGCACAGCGAGTACAGCGATGCGCTGCCCCGCTGGACAAAGTGCCGGGACGTTATTGCGGGCGAGGACGCAGTCCACAATGCTGGCGAGAAGTATCTGCCGAAGCTGTCGGGCCAGGACGCGAACGAATACGCCGCTTACGTCAAGCGGACACCGTTCTACAACGCCACCGCGCGCACCATCGATGGCTTGGTCGGAATGCTGTTCCGAAAAGAGCCGGTTGTCACAGCGCCTGCCGCGATGGACAGCATGCTCGACGATATGACGCTGACGGATTGCGACTTTAACGAGCTATCCGAAATCGTGGCGCGAGATGTGATCGGCGTCGGACGCGTCGGTCTGTTGGTCGAATATCCTCAAGTTTTTACCGGACCGATGACGATGGCGCAGGCTGCGGCGCAGAATCATCGGCCATACGTGACGACATACAAAGCCGAGAGCATCATCAACTGGCGGACCGAGCGCATCAACAACGCCATGCAGATCGTGATGCTGGCACTGACGGAAACCGTAATCGCCTGGAAAAACGATTTCGAAAGCGAACAGAAGCCGCAAGTTCGGGCGCTCCTGCTGGAGGAAGGACGCTACATCCAGCGCGTCTACCAGAAGGATGACAAGAACGAGTGGCTTCAAGTCGGTAGCGACATCACACCGCTGATGAACGGCAAGCCGCTGGGCTACATTCCACTCGTGCTGTTTGGCCCATCTCACAACGACATCGCCGTGCAGAAAGCGCCGGTCTATGACCTGGTAACGCTGAACCTGAGCCACTACCGCACGACGGCAGACCTTGAGCACGGCGCGCACTTCACCGGACTGCCGACTGCTGTTGTGACGGGATACGCACCCGAATCTGGCGAGAAACTCAGCATCGGCAGCGCGACCGCATGGGTATTCCCGGCTGCCGACGCTGATGCGAAGTATCTGGAGTTCACCGGCCAGGGCCTTGAAGCTCTGGAAAAGCGCCTGGCGGCCAAGGAAGCCGGGATGGCAGCCATTGGCGCACGCATGCTGGCGCCTGAGAAGAAATCTGCTGAAGCCGAGGGAACCGTGCAACTACGTCATTCCGGCGAGGGCGCAGTGCTTGCTTCCATCGGTGACATGATCGAACACGGATTCGACCGCGTTTTGACCATCATGGCCGAGTGGGGCGGCATCAATGGCGAGGTGATGACCGATTTCAACGACGACTTCGTCGACACAGTGATGACCGCGCAGGACGTGCTTGCGCTGGTACAGGCTTGGCAGGCCGGCGCGCTGTCGTTCGAGTCCCTGTTCTGGAATTTGAAACAGGGCGAGCTGGTGGAGAGCGAAACCACCGTCGAGCAGGAACAGACCAACATCAAGACTGGATTGAAGCCGACGCCGTCGACAGCGCCCGCGGCACAGCCAACCGCTTAACGCAACACCGAATCACCGAAGCCCCACAGGTTTGTGACCTGGCGGGGCTTTTTTCATTGAGTCAGTGACTCGCAACCCAGTCCAGAGGACACAGCAATGGCAATCGACCGCAACGACCCGGAAGTTAAAGCCCTGATTGATGAAGTCACCAACGCAGCCACCGAGGCGCTGAGCGCCAAGAACAAGGAACTGCTCGGGGAAGTGAAAACGCTGAAGGCCAAGGCCAAAGGTGCGGACATCGACCCCGTCGAGCATGCTGCCTTGCAGACGCAGGTGGATGAACTGACAGACAAACTCAGCAAGGCCGAGAAGGCCGGGAAAACCGATGTCGACAAACTCACCAAGGCGCTCGCCGAAAAAGACGGCGCGCTCCACAAGCATCTGATCGATGCCGGACTGACCGAGGCACTGGTCAAGGCCGGCGTGCAGCCAGCGATGCTTGACGCGGTGAAGGCATTGCACCAGAGCAAGGCCAGCATCAACGCCAAGGATGGCGCGTACGAAGCGCTGATCGATGGCAAGCCGCTGGCCGAGTTCGTGACCACCTGGGCGCAGAGCGACCAAGGCAAACACTTTGTTGCGGCCCCGCAGAACAACGGCGGCGGCTCGCAAGGTGGCGGCGGTAAAGGCGCCGCAAAAACCATGACCCGCCAATCCTTCGAAACGCTTGACCCGGCAGCAAGGGCGGCGGCGGTGAAGGATGGAACGACTTTAACCGACTGAGGAATAGAATATGGCAAACACGCTGACCAACCTGATTCCGGACGTTTACAGCGCCCTGGATGTCGTTTCCCGCGAGCTGGTGGGCATGATCCCTGCCGTCACTCGCGATCCGAACACTGAACGCGCAGCGGTCAACCAGACCGTGCGATCGTTCGTCGCCCCTGCCGCTACCGCGGGCGACATCACCCCTGGCGTAACCCCGCCGGACGACGGAGACCAGACCATCGGCAACGTCGATCTGACCATCACCAAAGCCCGCCGCGTACCGATCCGCTGGAATGGTGAGCAGACCAAAGGCGTCAACAACGGCGGCCCTGGCGTGCAGGCCATCAAGCGCGCGCAGATTGCGCAGGCGATCCGCACTCTGGTGAACGAAATGGAGGCAGACCTGGCCGCGCTGTATGTCAATGCGTCGCGCTCCTATGGCGCAGGCGGCACCATTCCGTTTGGCACCGCTGGCGACTACACCGACGCGTCGATGACGCGGAAGATTCTGGTAGACAACGGCGCCCCGACTTCCGACATGCAGCTGGTCGTGAATACCGGCGCTGGCGCCAACCTGCGCGGCAAGCAAGGCGGCAAGGCAAACGAGGCTGGCACCGACATCATTCTGCGCCAGGGCGTTCTGCTGGACATTCACGGCTTCGCCATCCGCGAATCGGCCCAGATCAAGACGCACACCAAGGGCACCGGCGCTTCGGCTACCACCAACGCAGCCGGTTATGCGGTTGGCGCAACCGTCATCACGCTAGCTGTCGCTGGCACCGGCACCATCTTGGCGGGAGACTCCATCACCTTCGCTGGCGACACCAACCAGTACGTCATCGCATCCGGCGATGCCGATGTATCCAACGCCGGCACCATCACCCTGGCTGCACCTGGCCTGCGTCAAGCCATCCCGGCCGCAGCAACGGCAATCACCGTTGCCGCCACCGGCCCGCGTAGCATGGCGTTCGCTCGCTCTGCCATCGTGCTGGCTACACGCGCTCCGGCGCTGCCGGAAGAAGGCGACAGCGCACTCGACCGCATGTTGATTACCGATCCGGTGAGCGGCATCACGTTCGAGCTGGCGATGTATGCCCAGTACCGTCAGATGCAGTACGAAATTTCCGCTGCGTGGGGCGTGAAGGCTGTCAAGACCGAGCATCTGGCTCTGTTGGCCGGCTAATAGTCACAGCCCCCTTGAACCAGGGGGCTGTGTGTCTGACATCAAAGGAGAAAAGCAATGTCCACCGTGAAAATCATGCCGTCGCACGAGTCGCAGGGCGATTTCGTTGTCATCAACGAATCCGATTTCGACCCCAAAAAGCACGGGCTGTATGTGGAAGGCAGCGCTGCGCAGAAAGACAGAACCGTCGCCCAACTCAAGGAAGAACTGACCGCGAAAGGCATCGAGTTCGAGGCCACCGCAAAGAAAGCCGACCTGATCGCATTGCTCGACGCGGCGAGTTAAGACATGGCGCTGACCGACCAACAGAAAACGGATGTGCGGCGCTATGCCGGCTATCCGCTTGCCGGTACGCCAGCGCCAGACTCAAGCAATGACCCGGTTTATATGGCCGTCGGATTCAAGCAGATGTCGTTGACCGAACGCCTGGCCACGCTCTCGGCAACCGAGGAGTCTGTGCTGGTGAATTCGTATCTGACCAACCTGACCACGTTGGAATCGGCGATTGTCTCGGCATCTGCAAACCTCGACACCGACGAAGCCGCCGTGTGGAAGCACAACCGGAACGAGGTCGCCGACCGCGACCGCCTGTTCGATGGATGGCGTCGCCGCATGTGCGCGTTTCTGGGCATTGCGCCTGGTCCTGGCATTGGCTCCGGCTCGCAAGTCTCGCTGATGCGTGCATGATGGACGCCGCCACCCTCCAATCCCGTATCTATGCCGGGTACGCCAAGGCCGCGGCGCGCGTCGGCTACAGCGCCGACCCGTACGGGGGTGCTGGCGCCACCACCCCGATTGCTGCCGGCAACAAGCTGCGCAGCCTGCCGGCCAGCTTCAATGCCGAGGACATGGGATACGGCAAGCCGAACAAGTACGGCAAGGCGACGTGGTTCGGCCTGTTCGATGGCAGCCTGACGCAGCCAGGCGATTACATGGTAAGCGCGCAGGACAGCATGTTCTTCATCGCCGCCCAGCAAACCGCGCTGCCGATCCTGCTGGTGTCGTGCAATCGCACCATCAACGTGCTGCGCCCGCAGCAGCAGACGGGGCTGGGTGCTGTTGGCTACGGCGGCAACGTCGACGCCACCGAGACCTCGCTGATGACAGCATGGCCAGCGTCGGTGCTCCAAGGCAGCAAGGGCGAGAAGGGTGGCGCGGCGCTCCCGGGTGACGTGCGGGATCCGTGGTGGACGGTTCTGCTGCCGAACTGGCCAGGCGTGACGCTGCGCTCCGGCGACATCATCACTGACGATCTCGTTCGCCGCTATGTGGTTTCCAGTGCCGAATTGACCGACCTCGGATGGCGGCTGACGGCAATGCAGGTGCAAACGTAATGGCAGACATCACCGACGTTGAAAACGCCCTAGTCGCGTTGATCGCGCAGACCCTGTACCCGAGCGGAACCGCGCAACCCAGCGTGCCCGGCATCGATTGCATCGTCTACGCCGGCTGGCCGACCGCTTCGCGACTCGACGCCGATCTGATCGCCGGCAAGGCTCACGTGAGCGTGTTCCCGACTGCCACCGAGCGCAACACGACCCGCTACCCGAAGGACTGGCAGACGCAGGCGATCAACGCCGCCACGCTGACACTGACCATCGCCGGGCAGACGATCACCGTGGGCGGCGCGATGCCGGCGCCGTTCACCGCGCACAACCTGGCCATTCTGGCGGGCGGCAAGAACTACACTTACGCGGTGCAGGCATCCGACACGCTGGCAAGCATCGCCACTGCGCTGGCCGCGCTGCTGGCTGTCGATTTTCCCAGCACCACCAGCACCGGCGCTGTCATCACCTGCCCCAATGCGGCGCACCTGACGGCGGCGAAGGTCGGCACGACCGGCACCAGCATCCGCGAGCTGCGGCGCCAGGAGCGGGTTTTCCAGATCACCGTCTGGGCGGACACGCCGGCGCACCGCGACGCCGTGATTCAACCGGTGGACGTGGCGCTGGCGGCGACGCAGTTCTTGACGCTGGCGGACGGCACCGCGGCACGCCTGGTCTACAAGGGCAGCCCGATCACCGACAACAACCAGAAGGCGAAGCTGTACCGGCGCGACCTGATATATACGGCGGAATACGCCACCACGCAGGTCGAGACCGACACCCAGATCGTCGCCGTGCAACAGAACTTCAGCAACGAACCGACCGGGGCCACCGCTCCGATCTCCAGTTTCACGATCAACCAGTAAAGGACTCCAGCCATGGCCAAAGAAGCCCCCGCATTCATCCTCGTGGTGGTGCACCCCTTCGCCGATTACCAGCGCGGCGACCGCATCACTGACCCGGCGAAGATCGCCGACGTGCTGGCAGGCGAGAACGCTGCCCACTGCAACAAGGTCGCCGCCTAAACCATCCCGCAACCCCTAGCGAAAGCCGCCCAGCGCGGCTTTTTGCATATCTGGAGGCCAGAACATGCCCGTCTTTCAATTGGGTCAGCTCAACACCACCGCGTTGGCAGCACCGAACGTCTACGTCCAGATCGTCCCGCCGAAAACGCGCTACATCAACGGCGTGCCGACCGACATTTACGGCATCGTGGGCATTGCCTCGTGGGGGCCGAAGAACAGCCCGACGCTGGTCGGCAGCCCGGCCGACGCCCAGCGCATGTTCGGCGTGCAGCAGGTGCGCAAGTACGACCTGGCCTCGGCCATCGCCATTGGCTTCCAGGTCGGCGCGTACAACCAGCGCATCGTGCGGGTGACGGACGGCACCGACGTTTCGGCTACCGTGAACCTGATGGACGTCGCCGGCGTGCCGGCCATCGGCGCGACCCTGACCGGGATCTACACCGGCACCGTCGGCAACACCATCATCGCGGCGATTACCGCGGGCACCAAGCAGGGCACGTTCAAGCTGACGATCAACCTGCCGGGATACACGCCGGAAGTGTTCGACAACATCGCTGGCAGCGGCGCAGCGCTGTGGACTGCCTTGGTGGCGGCCGTCAACAACGGCCAGTCCGGCACGCGCGGTCCATCGCAGCTGGTGGTGGCCTCGGCCGGTGTCGGCACCGCGGCACCGAACACCACGGCGAGCTATACCCTGACAGGCGGCACCGACGGCGCAACCACGATCACCGACACGGTGCTGATAGGCACGGACGGCACCACCCGCACTGGCATGTATGCGCTGCGCGGCACCGGGGCATCGGTGCTCAACCTGGTCGACGCGACCGATTCGACGCAATGGAGCGGAATCAATGCCTTTGCACTCGCCGAAGGCATGTACCACGTCGGTCAGGGAGCGGCCGGCGCGTCGTATTCGACCGTAGCCACTGCGCTCAATACGGCGGGCGTCGATTCCTACGCCAGCAAGATCATGGTGGGCGATTGGGAATACTGGCAGGACAACGTGAACGGCCAGCAGCGCATGATGGCGCCGGCCACCTTCATGGCGGCCAAGATCGCCAGCCAGGCGCCGCATCTGTCGACGCTGAACAAGGCCATCGCCGGCATCACGGGCACCCAGCGCGTGCTGCAGAACCAGCCATACAGCGGGGCTGAAATCGGCGCCATCGTCGGTGCGCGACTCGACCTCATCACCAACCCGTCGCCGGGCGGCAACTACTACGCCGGGCAGACCGGGCGAAACGTCAGCAGCAACCCGGCGGTGAACGGCGACAACTACACCCGCATGACGAACTACATCGCCTTCACCCTGGCGGCGGCGTTCGGCTGGGTGATCGGCGAACTGCAGACCACCGACCTGCGCCGCACGGCGAAGGCCAGCATGGACAACTTCCTGTCCAACCTGGAGCAGCAGGGCATGATCGGCGACGTCAACGGCGGGCCGGCGTTCAGCGTGCAGATCGACGCCAACAACAACCCGGACAGCCGCGTGGCGCTGGGCTATCTGCAGGCTGACGTGCAGGTGAAGTACCTCTCGGTCGTGTTCGACTTCCTCATCAACCTTGAGGCTGGCCAAACGGTCGTCATCCAGACCAAGTAACTCAATTCCCCAGATAGGAGTCATCCATGCCTCAAAACGGCTATTCCGTAGGGCGCGACATCAGCCTAAACGTCATGACGTCCAGCGGCCCGCTGGTCATCAACCGCATCACCGGCTTCGACAGCAAACAGGAAACCAGCAAAACCAAGGTCAAGCGGCTCGATGGTATCAACGATTCACTGCGCTTCTTTGAAGGATGGTCGGGCTCGTTCTCGGTCGAGCGCGCCGATAGCGTCGTCGAGAATTACTTCATCCAGCTGGAAGAGAACTACTACGCCGGCCTAAATGAGCAGCCCGCGACCATCCTGGAGACCATCACCAACCCGGACGGCTCGGTGTCGCAGTACCGCTACGAGCGTGTGATCCTGTCGCTGGACGATGCCGGCAACTGGCAGGGCGACGCCACGGTGAAGATCAAGGTCAGCTTCGAGGCCGCGCGCAAGCGGCAAGTGGCGTAAACCATGGCCAAACTGACAGTCAATCCATCGCCGACCGAGCAGGTCATCGCCAAGGCCAGCGCCGAGGTTACGGTTACGGACGCGAGCGGCCGCACGATCATGCTGAAAAAGCCCGGCGTGCTGGCGCAGTACCGCCTGATCGAAATCCTCGGCGAGACGGCGAAGAACGAGGTCTATGTCGGCATGGTGCTGCCGCTGATCTACGTGTGCGAGATCGACGCCAATCCGGTTCCCCAGCCGAACAGCAAGCGCGAGGTTGATGCGCTGATCCAGCGGCTCGACGAAGATGGGATCGCTGCTGTGATGAATGGCGTGCAAAGCCATTTCGGCAGCGTTGACCCGGAGGCGGACCAGGCAGCCTTAAAAAAGTAGCGACGGCCGCCCCAATCCGGGAATGCCTGTGGCTGGTCAAGAACGGCGTGCCGTTCGATGTGGCATTCCAGCTCGATGATGTGACGCGGGCCGGATGGGCGATCATCTTCAGCGAGCAGGAAGGCAACAGGTTTAACTGGACTTCCATGAAGTTCGAGGACCGGGAATGAAGAACGAATTCCAGAGCCTGGGCGAATTCGCCACCCATCTACTGACGTTGCAGGCTGCCGTGGTGGTCGAGCTGAATCGCGGCCTCGATCACGTGACCAAGGCGATCGAGGCCACGGCCAAGAGCGAAATCGGCGAGTATCAGCCGGCCGTCGGGCCGTTTCAGGATTGGGCGCCGCTGGCCGAGAGCACCGAGGCCGAGAAAGCGCGACTCGGCTACCCGGCGGACGCGCCGCTGCTGCGCGAAGGCGATCTGCGCAACAGTATCGAGCGTGACGTTCAGGGACTGGAGGCTGTAGTCGGGTCGAAGTCTGACATTGCTGTCTATCAGGAATTCGGCACCGCGAAGATTCCGCCGCGCCCATTCATCGGCCCGGCGGCTTTCCGCAACGGCAAGAAAATACAGAAGATTCTAGGCGCCGCGACTGTATCCGGGCTGTTGGGCGGCGGCGTGCGGATACACCGGCTGCTGGGCTACGACATGGACATCAAAGACGAGAAAAGAACACCCACCCAAGCACCA